ACGAGAGAACAAGGTTTGGGGGCTCCAATCCCCAATTGATCGTGTGTTAGTCACAGGGCACACACACCTCCTTCAAACGCTCCACATGCTACGCACCTTCAACAACCTCACAGATTTGTGATAAAATGTGACATAGTCCATCCCGGTTCACAACCAAACCCATTAATGAATGGACCCGTTAAACCACCCGACAACCTACTATCGCATGCGCTTCTTTCTCCGATGCGTCACCGCAGCCAGGTACGTTGCGAGCAATGTCATGCTACTAACATATTCACATGACGCCCTGAACAAGACTAATTGGAAGCGAAAACACCACAGACATAGAGATGCGGCATCGTCTCACCTGAGGCCCCCCCACTCATGGATGGGATCCCTTCCACGCTTCACTCGAATAGGGGCGGTTCCTGTGAATGGACTGGGGTCGTGACGTCCCAATCCCCCCAAACCAAGGGTTTTAGACACCTCCCGGGCTCTGTCCATGCCAGACGACTCATGACAACCCCATCGCAGGGCCAATGAACATACTGCCATGAGGAAGACCCGTCCCCAAATCCGACGCTCTCAGCAGGCATTGATCCGAGCGGGCCTGGTTACCCTAGCAAACAACCAAATCCTGCCTGTACTTCGTGTTCATCGGTTCACAATCTTCAGCGAGGTTAGCACATCAGGTCCCTAGGTTCCACCTCTATGCCCAAGCATAATCGCGACCAACTAATTTTACCTGCTACATCAGCGAACCAAGATCGGCTCAAGCCATGCCCCGGCCTAAGAAAAGAACATATACAAGAGGTCATGGGTCATCGAAGATATAATGTCGCCGTTTGCCGACAAAAACCTCCTCCCTACTCTGAAACTTGTATAGGTTAGGGAAGTCCACTGTTCTTAACTCAGCCTCCAAGGCACGCACACGACACAAACTAATCCCAAAAGCATCGCAAAATGACAGATAAGACTCGAGGGTAGGCTTAACAGTTTGTTCTCGCTCCAAGGTTGCAATGTCTAATGTGCCAACACTCTCAAGCAAATAGCGTTGGTCATCCATGTGCTCCAACGCTATTGCCTTGACACCACTAGTGTGTCGCAGCATCATGTTGGCCCATTCACCCAAAATCGGTATGCCATTGTTAATGTGTCTCTCACACAAAGCAATGGATCTAAGGGCACGCAATCCACCCAATGGCGAGTGGAAATGCTTATGTGAACCAAGGATACTAATAGCCTTGATCCAACTTCTAACCATAGTCCAGCCCCTAGCACCAATGCATGGTCTACATTGACAATGGGTGACATCACAAAATCTGTGGTAAATTCCCTCCATTTTTATTTTGTGCCCAAAGCACCGAAAAATGGTGGGTAACCTCTCCAACACCTGGCTCAAATCTTTACGCTCCATAAATAAGAGACAATCATCCCCATCACAAGCTATGTCAAATTTGCGGATAGACATCATCTTGAATGCCGTCATAACCATACACACCATTATGAGTGTGTTCCCAAGTGCCGTATCCATATCACCGGTACAGCGCTTGCCATTTATCACAAAGGAAAGGCCACTACGGAACTTTCCTTTGGAATTTATCATTTTTGACAACATCCAAGAAAACCTGCGATCAGGACAAAGACTCTTATAAACAGCGTGCGTTGCCAGAAGTTGGTATTTCTCCACATGCTTGTCAAATCTTGAAGCATCAACAGAAACTACCACCGGCTCTTTGAACTTGTCCCACTTTTTGCGAATAAGTGCTGCTCGCTTATCTGGATTTAACCCTTTTACTATGACGCGAGTAGCACTTCCACCTTGCCTGTGTAGTAGCGAAAATGCACGCTTTTCTATAGGTTTGATCCATTTTGCTATTTCCAGATTCCACTTGGGCTTTCTGGCCACAATTATACGTGGATCTGGTAGTTTTTCTCCTGAAAAATCCGCCTTTTCAGCCTTGACAAAACAAGACAACTTGGCAGATTTCGAGTCGTTAGGGATCACACCTAGTTCCTCATAAGCACGCATATATCGACTACGTCTAGCACCCTTGTAAGACTCCAGCACCCTCTCATATTCCCACTCCTCAACTATACCTTGTGAACGCAACATATTGCAGATTTTACGCATAGTTTTGGAGAAGAAATACCTTCCAACCACAGTGGATGCCGGCGTCTTCCCAAGTACGCGGGATGTCAGCCCAACGTACTCGTTGTGCACACATGCTCGATGGACCTTTGGAACCCAGAGCTCCGGCCAACAGAGTCTGTATGGGCGAAAAAGACAACGACCGACTTTGCAATCCCAATCAATATGTGC